CAGCAGGCGCTCAACCAGTCGAACCTCGACGCCGCCTATCAGGCCTATCAGGCACAGCAGGCGTACGCGCAGCAGCAGCTCAACAACCAGATCGCGGCGCTGCAGGGGGTCTCGGCGGCGGTGCCGAACGCTACGGCGCAGGTGTCCAGCAGCAAGATACCGAGCGGCTCGACGCTGTCGCAGCTGGGCTCGATCGCATCGACCGCGCTGGGGGTGGGCAGCATGCTCGGCCTCGGCGGCACCGCAGCGAAGTAAGGGGCGGGCATGGAAGACGACGACATCTACGGCGACGGCACCACGGAGCTGGACCCGCTCGGAGGCATCCCTTCGGGCGCGCTGGGCGCGGGCAACAAGCCGAACCTTGGCTACTTCACCAAGCGTGCCGACGCCCGGGAGCAGCGCCTCGCACAGGCCTACCAGACCGCGATCGACGCGATCAACGCCCAGAAGGGTCCGAGCGCGGCCGAGCGCTGGTTCGGGCTCGCAGCGGCGTTCGCCAAGCCCACCGAGAACGGCAAGTGGTACGAGACCCTTGGCAACGTCGCCCAGACCCTGTCGAGCGATGTCGCCAACCGGCGCGAGTTCGGGATCAACAAGACCAAGGCCGTTCAGGAGCTGCTGACCGCGCGCGAGATGGCGGGTATCAAGAGCGAGCAGAACTCCGACAACCTGATCATGAAGTACCTGACGACGGCCGCCAAGCCGCAGCGGCTGGCGTTCGACGCCATGGGCAGGGCACGCGACCCTTACACCGGCGAGATTGTGCAGCCGGGCGCTGGAGGGGCCGGTAGCGGCCCTCCAGCAGCGGCGATCGAGTACCTGATACGCAATCCCGGCCTTGCGGCGCAGTTCGATGCGAAGTACGGCAAGGGCACAGCCGCACGGTTTCTTGGAGGTCGATAATGCAGGGTAACCCTTTCGACCGGTTCGACGGCCACGCGGACGAGCAGGCTGATCCGATCGCACGCAAGTTCGACGCGACGACGCGCGGCGCTGAAGCCACGGCTGACAAGACCGAGGCCGAGCTGCCGTTCGCGGCTGACAACGCTTCGGCGCAGGCCAGACTGCACAGGGCGAATGCTGACGCCGCCGAAGCCAAGAACGCCGCGCAGCCCAGCGCTGACGAGGTGAAGGCCAAGACGGCCCTCGCCAAGTTCAGCGACGTGGAGGACAAGGTTGGCCTTCTGAACAAGCTGCAGGAGGCACGTGGGCAGGTTGGTTTCTGGTCCACCGGCATCCCCGGTCAGGTCACGAACGGCCTCTGGGGTGCTCCCAGCACGGACCTGAGCAGCACCCTGAGCAGCATCGACGCCGACAAGGTCATCTCGACACTGGGCGGTCTCAAGGCGCAATCTCGCACGGGCGCGTCGGGTTTCGGCGCGCTGTCCGAGAAGGAGCTGGCGCTGCTCAAGGCGAAGATCACGTCACTTGCGCAGAGCCAGAGCCCGGAGCAGCTGCAGAAGCACATCAACGAGCTGGACGTTTACTACCGCCGCCTGATCGCCAAGCAGGCCGGTATGGACCCTGACACGCCCGAGGGGAAGCACTGGGCGGGGCTCTACAGCGCGGATACGGCTGCTGACGTACCCCCGGGCGGCAAGCTCGCGAACGGCACGGAGCGTGTCGCCGACCCCGCTCGCGCGGGCCTCGACGCCGCTATTCGTGACATGGTCAAGGCGGGCCGTTCGCCGGACCAGATCAGGGCGTTTCTTGACAGCGTGCAGCCGGGCCTCGGCGCGGCGGCCAAGGGCGTCGAAGACGCGGTCATGTGGGAGCGCGCTGGAAACAGCGTCCGTTATGGTGCGCCCACGATCGACATCGAGCACTACGATAAGCCCAAGGAGGGCTTCGACAAGACGCTCGGCGATGCCGCCAATAGCGACCTCGGTGCGTACTTCATCGGTGCTGGCGATGTCGCGTCGGCGGGTTTCATGGACAACATGGCTGAGAACCCGACGCTTGCCCGTGCAGCTATTGGAGCGTCGCAAGAGGAGCACCCCAAGTCGTTTCTCGCGGGGCAGCTCGCCACGGGCGTCCTCGGAGGTTCGGCGGCGGACGCCCTTGCGGCGCGGTACGGCCTCCCCGTGCTTGCCGGGCGCTCGGGCGACATGCTCATGGGTAGTGCGTACGGCATGGGTTCGGAAGATGACGGAAACCGCCTCTGGGGCGGCGTGAAGGGTGCTGGCGCGTCTTTCCTTGGCAGCACAGCAGGTGGCGCTGTGGCGCGGGGCGGCGGCACGATCATGCGCGGCGTGCAGGACGAGGCTGCGCAACTCCTCGACCGTTACAACGTCCGTATGACGCCGGGGCAGCTTCTCGGCGGTGCATGGAAGCGCAACGAGGACAAAGCGATGAGCTGGCCCATCGTGGGCGGCAGCATCCGTGAAGGGCGCAACCAGAGCGTCGAGGACTTCAACCGCGCAGCTTTCGACGAGGCCCTCGCGCCGCTCGGCATCAGCACCGAGGGACAGATCGGCCATCAGGGCGTCGCCCTCGGACAGGAGGCCGTCGATAACGCCTACCGGCAGTCCTTGGGCGGCCTCACGCTTCAAGCCGACCCGCAGTTCGTACGCGCAGTGCGCGGAAACCTGCGGCACCGCATCGCGTCCATCCCGCGCGAAGGTCAGGCTCTCGCGCAGCAGGTCGATGACATCATCGATACCTACATGGGCAGCGGACGCGCAACAGGTGAGGATTTCCAAGCCATGCTGCGCGAACTACGCGAGCTACGCACCGCGCCCGCGACAAAGCAGCTCGCCCAGTATGGCAGTCGCATCGCTCCTCGTCTGATCGACGTCGAGAACGAGCTGACGGACCTTGTCCGACGGCAGGCTCCTGATCGACTTGACCTGTTCCAGCGCGCAAACGAGGCGTACAACCGCATGTCGATCGTGGGCGACGCGGTGCTCAACAGCGGCGGCCAGCAGAACGGTATCTTCAACCCGGCCAAGCTCACGCAGTACGCTCGTTCCTCTGGTGTTCGGTTTCAAGGGCGCAACGCCGCGCGTCGCGGTGATATCCCGTTCCTTGAACTGGGCCGTGCGGGCGGTACCACCTTGCCGTCTGGCCTAGCCAACAGCGGCACCGTCGATCGTGCCATGTTCGCGGGGCTCGTCGGCACGGGTGTCGGGGCTGGCAACTACTTTGCCTCGGGTGATGAAAAGGGCGAACACCGCAATGGCGGGGGCAGCGCCGCCATGGCCCTCGCCACCATGGCCGCTCTCGGCATTCCGTACTCGCGCGCCTCGCAGCGCATGTGGCAGCGCGTTCTCGGCAGCCACCAGCGCCCGCAGGACTTGCGCACGATCGGCGACCTCGTCTACCGCTACAGCAACATCCCCGGGCACGCCGGTGCGGTCGCCAACACGCGCAAGAGCAAGGAAGACCGCATCCCCAACCCGGACGTGCCCAACAACGACCCGGCGTTCGAGCGGGCACGCAACTCCAAGGGCATCACACTGCCCATGCCAGCCGATGTCGCGGACAGCGGGCATATCACCCTCGCCCCCAATGAGGAGTACGACCCGCAGAGTGACGAGGTCATCAACATCGAGACCGGCGAACGCCGCCCGGCGGGGGAGTAGATGGGAGCCTTCGCCGACAGCCTCGGGGTCAACCTCCCCAAACGCCGCGACACCTCACTGAAGAGCCTGATCGAGAACGGCCCCAAGGCCCAGCGGCACGACCAGTCGACGGGCTCGATCAGCGACGTCCCGACCAAAGATAGCAGCCTCGCACCGTTCGCGCGCTGGGCGGCGCGCAAGGTGGAGCAGGGGGCGACTGCACTCGGCGTGCCCGAGAAGACCGCAGCGAAGGCCGCCAGCTACCTGTACGATCCTCTCGGTGGCTGGGACGCCTACGACTTCTCCGCGCTCCCGTTCGCCGCGACACTGGGCGAGTACGGGGCGCACAAAGCACTCGACATCGAAGGCGGTCCCTCGGGGCTCGACACGTCGATCGAAGCGACCGCCAACCTGCTTCCCCTTGCCCTCGGGCCGTTGGCATCGGGCGGCAAGCGCGCGCTCCAGCGCCTGCTTCACAGCGGTGCGGACGCCGTGGAAGACGTGGCGCGGTTCGCGGTACGTGACGCAGGCGACCTCAAGACGGTGATCCCGACGCACGCGCAGCCTCAGATCGTGCCGGAGGTGGCCGACGCGCCGAACATCGACGCCATCCGGGCGATCATCGCGGACCCCGAGAAGAACCAGCCGCTACGGGTGGCGCAGGACTATACGCTCGGCAACTACGACCACAACATGCCTGCGCCGAAGACGTCGCTGGAGAAGCAGAGCGGCATCGCCCGGGTCTTCCAGCACGCGCAGGAAGACGACCCCGCCTACAAGCACGCGCTGTTCGAGCGCTACGGCGAGATGTACCCCCAGATGATGGACCGGCTCGGCGTGCAGAACGCCGACCAGCTGCTGGAGCGCTCCTACTCCGCGCTGCAGGACGAGGCCGGGCAGCAGTTCAAGCGCCTGCCGGTGAGCATGCAGTACCACTTCGGATCGGGCGAATACCCGACGCCGAGCGCGATGATGCGTGACGTCTACGGCAACGGCAACCTCAACGTCTTCCGGGGTGGTGACCGCCACGACTTCCTCAACGCGGTCGACCCGGAGACGGGGCTCAACAGCAACGAGATGTTCCGCGCGGTGCACGACTATTTCGGCCACGCGCTCAACGGCTCGACCTTCCGCCCCGGCGGTGAGGAGGCGGCGTACGCCTCGCACTGGCAGATGCTGTCGCCGGAAGCCCGGATCGCGCTGCTCGCTGAGACGCGCGGCCAGAACAGCTTCGTCAACTACAGCCCGCTCAACGCCGACATCCTCGGCCCGATGCGCGGTGCCCAGCACAAGCTCGACGAGCGGGCGAGCTTGCTGCGCCGGTACAACGGCGACGAGCCCTATCCCTACCTTCTCGAAGACGCCAAGGCGCTCGGTGATCCCGAGGAGCTGCGCGCGATCGTTGCCAAGTATGCCAACAGCCCGGACTTCCAGTTCGCGCCGCAGAAGGCCGTCCTGCTGCCGCCGGAGTACATCCCGCCGGACACGGCCGGGGGCGTGCCTGACTACCTGCAGCCGCTGATCCAGCCCAAGGCTCCGGTCGACAACGTGCGAGGTGTCCACTTCAGCAACGCCGGGCCGGACCTGACCGAGCTGGACCCGTCGTTCATCGGCACCGGGCACAAGGGCCGCGAGTATCCGTGGATCGGCAAGCTGGGCTCGCCGGAGCGCACCTACTTCTACACCGGCGAGCCCGGGACCGTCGGGATGGAGGACGCGCTCCTGCAGCGGCGCGGCGACCTGCGCTCGGTCTACGAGGGCGAGCTGAACGGGCTCTATGACACCGTCGCCGATCCCGAGGGGCTCGCCAAGCTCGTCAACGCCTACGACTTCGGATCGCCCGAGGGTGTGCGCGGCGCGCAGCTGGACCGGCTCATCAAGGAGTACGGGTACCAAGGGTACACGGGGAAAGTGGGTGGCAAACCCGCCGCAGCGTCGTATAGAAAGACCAAGGTCAGGAAGCTTGCCGATCAGGCTGGCGACCGCAAATACGCAGAAGGAGGCCTCGTATCGTGGGCGTAAAGGGCAAGCTCCTAGAGGAAGCGATCGACTTCGCGGTCAAGGCGACAACCAAAAAGGCCGAGCGCAAGAGCGTTGCTGCGGCGGCGAAGAAGGCTGTCAAAGCCGCGCCCAAGGCCGCCAGCAAGGTGGAAGCCCCGGCGATCGTCAAGAGCGTGAGCGGCGGTCCCCGGCGTGCCAGCGCGGGGGCGGCTTTCGACCGCGACCGCCTTAAGACGGAGTACCCGGAGATCGCCCCTCCGGAGATGAAGCTCGACAAGACGAAAGGTACTTACTACCCCGGCAAGTCCACCGAGACCCCCGAGCTGCGCGCGATAGGCGAAGCCCGGCGCGCGGCACAAGCGGACATCAACGAGGGGAATTACACCCCGTTTTTCGATCCCAAGGAGCGGTACTACGTGGACCCTGCGGATTACCCGCTGGAAGGGCGCACGCTGACAGACGTGCTGCCCGCGATGCCCAAGACGATCGCCAACTACAGGGAGCAAGCCAACAGCCCGGAGGCGCTGAACAAGCTCCGGCAGGCGTACGCCGTAGGTCTTGAGAACCCGGGGAACGCAGACTGGTACGCGGTGGGGCAACATGAGAAGGGGTACCGCGACCTCTTCGGCCCCGAAGAGGGCCGCCGCCGGTTCAGCGACGAGTACACCCACGCACTGGCTGCGACGACAGCTGGGGCGTCGCCCGAGCAGAACATGCTCATCGCACACTACGGGAACGTGCTGCGCGATCGGGGTCAGCGCCTGCCGCTGGTTTCGAACGAGGTGCCCTACCCGGTGGCGGGCGGGCGGTACGGCGTGACCGGCAACCTAGCCATGCACAACAAGGTCGCGGAAAACGGCATCAGCGTCAACAACCCGAAGCGCTTCAACTTTGCGGCCAATTTCAAAGGGCACCGCGACCGGCTGACGCTGGACGAGCAGATGATGAGCGCCTACGGCCTTAAGCTGCCGCCGGACAACGCTTACGGCATTTTCGAGGAGGCGATAGCCCCCTTGGCGAAGGAAGCGGGGGTGCCCGAAGCGAACTGGCAGGACGTCACGTGGGGTGGCCTGAAGCAGCTCAAGGACAACAAGGTCGCCTACCGGCCCAAGTCGAAGATAGAGATCATCAACGAGGCGCTGGAGCGCACCTCGCGCCTCACCGGACTGAGCCCGGAGGACGTCTACTACATGAACCTGCTCGGCCTCAAGGGGCCTGTCTTCAAGCGGGGCGGCAGGGTTGATGCCGCCGCCCTCGCGCAGAAGTACGCCTAGCTCGCGAGCGCGACTTGCCGGGCGACTTCCTCGGCTATCGCTTCGTCCGGCGCAACCCAGCCCTCCGGCTTGATGATCTTGCCGTCCTCACGGCGCTTTACCGAGCCGTCGGGATGCCGCTTCGCCATGTTGGCCTCGTGGACCAGATACCATAGACGGTTCGGCATGACCCCCAGTTCCACGAGGCCGCCTATGGCGAAATAGACGATATCGAGGTAGGCGTCGGCCTGCCCGGTAAGCGTGGTCGCTTCTCGCAGCTCCTCAACCTCACTCTCGATCCATTTGCCCCGGGCATCGGCCCGTTCGCTGGGTTGCATCTGCGGGTAATTCGGGGCCGGGTGGCCGAAGACCATGTGAAACTCGCGTACGTCAAGCCATGCGGTGTTTATAGCCATCGTCATTCTCCTTCGTTGGTGATTTCGTCGAGCTTGATCTGCAGGTCGAACGCGGAGAGGCCGCCCTCTTCCCACGCGATCAGCAGTTCGGTGCAGTGGATCGCTTTGCGCAAGTCCTTGACCCCGGCCTTGTCGCGGAACCGGGTGACGTACTTGATGATCGTATGCTGCAGCGGGTCTAGTTTGTTCGCCATGCTGTAGGCAAACGGCTGGACCGGCAGCTTCTTGTAGTGATCGCCGTCGACCTGCCCGCGCGAGGGTTTCCCGCTGTACGCCTGCGCGGCCAGCTGCTCGGCCTTCGCATCGCGGTGGACGATATCAGCGGGGCATGCTCCGCAAGTCTGCGGCCAGCGAACACCGTGCTCGCACATAGGATTTCTGTAGTCGTTCACGTTTTCCTCCTTTGCATCGCAAGTAGCATGGCGTCCTGCACCGTCAACTTGTGAGCGAGCCGCTCTGCCATGTCTTCGTCTATGGTGTTCTCGGCAAGTATCCGGTACGCGAATACTGGCCGATCGAACCCTGATTGCTTCTGACGCATCGGCCCGATGCGCTCCAGAATTTGCATGTACTCCTCAAGGTTCCACGTCGTCGAGAAGTAGACTATGTGGTGCCCACCTTCCTGCAGGTTGAGCCCGTGCCCTGCCGACTTCGGGTGCGCGAGCAGCATCTTGATCTTGCCTGCGCACCAGTCGCGGATCGTCTTCGGATCGTCGTCGAGATGCCGGGCGAACGGGAACGCCTTGAGCAGCCGTGCGAGGTCTGACTGGAAGTTGTAGGCGACCAGCAGCGGCGCGCCGTTGTTCTCCTCCATGATGCTCTGCAGGGCCTCGATCTTCTCGTCGTGCAGCACGGACCACTCGGCCCCGCCCGCGACGGTGTAGAGCGCCCCGTTGGCGAGCTGGTGGCACTTGCCGGTCAGGACCGCTGCATTGACCGCGTCGATCTCCGCGCCGTCCTCCAGCTCGGCGAACATCTCGTCCTCCAGCTCGCGGTAGATTGCTCGGGCCTTGGGAGGCAGCTTGACCTTGATGTCAGCCCAGATCGGCTCGTCGACCGTCAGGCCTTTCACAGTCATGCATATGTCGCGCAGCTTGTCCTGTATCTGCTGCTCGGCGTAGGGCTGGGGCTCAAGGCTGTAACCATCCCAGCCCTTGGTGAACCAGCGGTCCTCGAACGCAGTGTACGAGCGCCCCAGCCGTGCGCCCTGATCGTAGAACCACGTCGGGCCCCACAAGTCCTGCAGGCCGTTCGGGTTGGGCGTGCCGGTGAGGCCGAGGAAGCGGCGCACCTTGGTGTGCGCCCGCTTCGCGAGCGACTGCGCCCGCTTGCTCCCCTGCCGCAACCGGAAGCCCTTCAGCTTCGTCACCTCGTCGGCCACCACGGTCAGGTAGGGCCAGTCGTCGCCCAGCTCCTCGACCAGCCACTGGAGGTTGTCGTAGTTGATCGCGTGGATAGGCGCGCTGCGGCCCAGCAGAGCCGATCTCAGCCGCTTTTCGCCAAGGATGGGCACCATGCTCAGGTGCGACAGGTGATCCCACTTCTCGACCTCGTCGGGCCACGTGGAGGCCACGACGCGTTTGGGGCCCAGCACGAGCAGCGGGAAGATGTCCTCGACGGTGTCGAGGTTGGCGAACGCCGTCAGGCTGGTGACGGTCTTGCCTCCGCCCATGGGCATCCACAGCGCACCCCGGGGCACGTCGTAGACGTGCTCCATCGCTTCGAGCTGGTTGTCGTGGGGAACGTAAAGGGTCAAGCTGTCATCTCCGCAACAAAGGCGTCGGCCGAGGCCTCGCTGTCAACGACGTACACCGGCCAGCCGTCGGCGCGCATGCGCCGGTGCTCGACTATCTGGCTCTTCCTCGGCACCTCCCCGGGGGCCTTGACCTCGACCAGCGCTGCGCGGGGGAAAGTCCACCAGACGAGGCAATCGCACGCCCGGCGGCGGCCGATCCAGCGCAGGTTGCGCGCCTTCCCGCCGGTCGCCTTGACCAGCGCAAACAGGTACTTCTTGACCTTGCCCTCCGGCGTCACAGCTTGATCCCCGTGCGCAGGGTAGCGGCGACCGCTCGGGCCTGCGACTGCGCGTCATGGAGCGAGTAGTGGGGTATCAGGCCCTTGCGATCGGGCTTGCGGTTCCCGAGCGCGAGGATCGTCCGGCAGCAGCGGACGTTCCAGAACTGCCACGGCGGCTCCATCCCGCAGGCACGGTACGCGCTCTCCAGCAGCACGGCGTCGAACGACGCCCCGTGCGACCAGAAGAACTGGGCGGCGGCGTTTATCCACCAGATGCTGAAGCGCTCCAGCGCCTCGCGCAGCGGTACCCGGTCGGGGAGCAGGATCGCTCGCGCCTCCTTGGACTGCTCCTTCCACCAGTCGACCGTCGACTGGTCTTCCGTGAGGCCGACGTCACGGCAGGACTGGGTGTCGATGTTGGCATAAAAGTCAACACCGAGCTGTCCTGTTTTGGGACAGAACATCGTCGCCCCGAGCGAGAGCAGGATCGACCCCGGCCGCACGCCGAGCGTCTCGCTGTCCACCATCGCGTTGTCCATCAGTCGTCCTTTCTGTAGCGGTAGGTTTCGAAGCCACCGGCGGCGAGCGGCAGCCCGATCGCCCATGGCGGGTTGGTTGCCATTATCTCCTCCAGCTCGTCGCTGGTGAAGTCCGGGGTGTCCGGCGTCTCGGTGAGCAGCTCGTCGTGGACGTGCAGCACGGTCAGGTAGCCGCGCTCCTCGGCCATGATCATGCCGTACGCCAGCACGTCGCGCGAGGCGGCCTGCGTCGCGTTCTCGCAGTTGTGGACGATCAGCGGAAGGCCGTCGGCACCGAGTACGGTAAACCTACGCAGGGGGCCGCAATTCAGTAGATCGAAAACTTCCGCGAACTGTCCGGGGCGGAAATCAAAAGAGGGCACCGCACCCCCCGCGAGAGGCGGTAGAGCAGTGTCGTCACGTTCAACCCTGTTTTCTCTGCTATCTCGGCCACCGTGATGAAGCCCCACGGCGTGTCGGCCCTGCGGTTCACCCGGGTGTTCCGGGCCTGCGCCTTGCGGGAGGTCCAGCAGCAGTTGGTTGGGCTGTACCCCGCGTTGTTGTCCCGCCTCTCCAGCGTCAGCCCTTCCCGATACGTCGGGCCCATGTCCGCCCAGAATTTCGCAAAAGACGCCTGCCACTCCGGGCACACCGCTATGCCTCTGCCCCCGTAGCGCGCCCACGCTTGGTGCGTCGGGAGGCGGCAGCGGTCCAGCATCGACCGCCACACCGCAAAGGCCTTGTGGCTGGACATCCCGTGCGTCGTCTGCGAGGCTCCTATGCTCTTTTTCCGCTGGCACCCGCACGAGGGGTTCGCTCCCCTCTTGCGCCACTTCTCCAGCTCGGAGGCGGCATGCACCGGCGTCGCCCCGCACAGGCAGAGAGTGTGCCATAGCGATTTCTTCCCGTTGCTCCCAGCGTACGTCGTAACCGTCAGGAAGCCCACACGGAGCCCGCTCAAGTCCTTTGCTCTGTGATGCACGCACCCAGCCTCCCGAAGTAAGTATTTCGTGATCCGGGGTCATTGTGACACCGTGCGCTAAGATTACCTCCTTAACGCCGCGCAGGTCAAGACCCGCGTGCCGCACCCAAGACACCCCGTCCCAGACCCGGTCAGTGGGGCGCACGTGCTCGATTGCCACCCAGCCGCGCTCCGTGAGAACCGGCGTCCCCTTCGCTATGCACAGCTTCCCGCCGTACGTCGCCAGCCGCTTCCACTGCCGGGTGTACTGGTCGATCCCCGTGTAGGAGAGCTTGCCGGTGTTTGGATCGACCTCGGGCTGGAAGTAGCAGAGGTACCGGCCCGAGGGCAGGCGCATGCGCAAGTAGGTGAACCCCTCGTGCTCGTCGACACGCAGCTTGAGGTGGCGCACCGCGTAGGTCTTGCCCGGGTTGAGCACCGCGCCGCGCGCCGCGCGCTCCAGATCATACCAGAAGTTGACCGTCTGCCGGTGCGCCTTGCGCCACGCCGCGACGATCTCGACCACCTGATCCTCGGGCAGGTTGACGCCCAGATTGGCCCCCATGATGGCGAACGCACCGACGGCCCCTTGAAATCCGCAAGCCAATTCTGGTACTTTTCCGTAATCCTGTCTCTCCTTTCTGGTTATATCGCCCGGGTCTTTCTTCAGGATGCGCCCGGCGGTGATCTTGTAGAGGTCGTGCCCGATCCCGGCATCGAACTCTTTGAAGGCCTTGAGCTTCCAGTCCTCGTTGGCGAGCCACGCGAGCATCCGCCCTTCGATGTTGGACAGGTCGGCGATGCACAGCTTCTTGCCCGGCGCGGCGATGATCGCACCCCGGACGCACGAGGCGCAGACCGACATGATGTCGTCGAACAGCAGCTCGACCAGATCGGCGATCATCGCCGCGATCGCGTCTTCGATCTCCTCGGCCGTCATGGTCGGGCGCGGCAGGTTCTGCGGCTGGAACAGGCGGCCACCCCAGCGCCCGGTGCGCGCTGCGCCGCAGAACTGGAGCGTCCCGCGCAGGCGGCCGTCGGCCGAGCAGCCCTTCATCAGCACCTTGTACTTCGCCGGACTGGTGGCAGCCGCCTCCAGCCGGTTGGCGAGGATGGCCTTGACCTCGTCGGTGGCGATCGCGCTCGCGAGCCACGCCTTGATGCTACCCTTGGTCAGGTCGCCCGGGTCGAAGCCGTGCTCGTCGGACAGGTACTCCAGCAGCCGCTTGCCTTGCGTGGCCGAGGCCACCGCGCCGTCTGTCAGATCGTTGAGAGCATCGGCCAAAGATCGAGTAGCTCGTGCAGCAGCTCGGACGGCAGCCTCGGCGAGTTGAAGGTCGATCTGGACACCACGGTCGTTAATCGTCTGGTCGAGCCGCCATAGCTTCTGCTCACCCGGACTTGCATTCCATCGGGGCAGGAGCCGGTATAGCTCTCGCATCGACACCACGTCCGACCCGGCGTAGGAGAGGAACTTGGCCCATTTTTCGGGGTGGGTGTCACGCGTCGCCCTCCGCAACTTCATGTTCTTCGGGCGCGGTTTGGAGAACAACCGGATGAGCGCCTTGCCCGCTTTATCCTTTGCCTTGTCCACCGGCAACTCGAAGATGCTGCAGAGGGTCTCCAGTTTGGCCGGAAAGCCGTGCTGGAGCGCCAAGGTGTAGGTGTCGGTGATCTTCTCCACCGGGATAGTGATGCCGTACTTGGCGAGCGTGTGGCGCTCGAACGGGCTGTTGTGGATCACGACCTCGTCGGCGAAGTCGATCTCCGCTTGCAGCTGCGCGGCCCAGTCAGGCACGTCCTCGGTCGAGTAGACCTCGACGTCCTCGTCATCCCACGCCTTGGCGATGATGATTGTCTCGGACACCTCGGCGTACGCAAAGAGGCCGTCCCTGATGGGTCGGTCGCAGAAAGTTTCCGTGTCGAGCCAGAGCACTCTAGCTGACATGGCTGTACTGCTTTCCGCTGAGAGCGTGGTACACCGTCCCGGGGTTGACACCCCACGCCAGCGCTATCTGGTACCTTTCTCCGTACGCGAAGCCAAAGGCAGCGCGCGCTCGTAGCTGGCGTACTTGCTCGACAGACAGCCTTCGGCGGCCATGGTACACGACATCCCGATTGTTTTCGCTGCGCGTGCCGTAGGCTAGGTTGGTCGCGCAGTTGTTTGTGGGGTCGCCATCTAGGTGGCGGACGTCGGCAGCAGGGGGTCGAGGACCAATAAAAGCAGCAGCTACCAGACTGTGTACTTGCCGCGTGTTGCCTTTGCCCACAACGACGCAAAGACCTGTTCGGCAAGGAGCTGGCCTGAGCACCCGGCCGCGCAGCGTGCGAAACGCGCCGTGACCTACGCGGACAAGTCTGTCGCGCGAGCGAACTCGGCCGAGATTGCTGACCTCGTAGGCACCCTCGTAGCCGGGTATCGCTTTCCAAATTTCAGAAGACATTGCCGTTGTGCCCCTTCTTTCAGGAGGGCCGCGCAGCCAACGGAACCGCGCGACCCACCGGAAAGAAGGAGCTACCGGATAGCGACGAAGTCAACCATCCGGTAGCTCCAGTTACACCTAAAAGAGGTCCAAGCCAAGGGCATGTGAATAGGTGTCGAGGAGCGCGTAGAACTCGTCCCGGCGATCCTTGTCCATTTTCCGCACCTTGACGATCTCGCGCATGATCTTGGCGTCATACCCCTGCGATTTCGCCTCCAGATAGACGTCCTTGACGTCGTCCGCGATGCCCTTCTTCTCTTCCTCCAGCCGCTCGATGCGCTCGATAAAGAGCCTGAGCTGCTCGGCTGCGACATGGTTGTCGCCGACCTGTGCTTCCTTCGCCACGATGTTCTCCAGTGGTTGGGAGCCCGGCTAGGCCGGGCTCCGGGTTGATCAGAAGATATCGTCGGCGTCGTCGACTGCGAACTCCTTGAACTCGTCAGCCGATGCGGCAGTCGAGCCACCGAAGCTGTCGCCGTCCTTGGCGAACATCACACCGCGCAGGTTGCAGTTGATGCGGCGGCCCCACTGGTTGTCCTGCGCCCAGAACTCAACAGAGGCATGGACGTAGCAGCCCGGGTAGATGACCCCGTCGCTCTTGTCGACTTCCTTGCCGTTCTTGCCGAACGCCTTGGGCTTGACAGTCGGGTTGCGCGTCGAGAGCGAGAACTTGCCCTCGAAGCCGTCGTAAATCTGTCCGTCCTTGTTCTTGTAGGGGCCCTCGACGAAGCAGATGCGCTTGTCTTCCTTGAGGACGGCGAGGATGTCAGCCGCCTTGTCCTTCCACTTCTCCTTGGCGACCGACATCACCGCCTTGTTGATCTCGGCGATGTAGGCGGCGTTCGGGTCGAGGATGAGCTTGGCACCGTAGGCGGGCTCACCGTCGCCGATCGCGGCGGCTTCGAAAATCGCCGGAAAGGCGAGACGCACGTTCTTTAGCATAAGACGCATAATCAATTCTCCGTTTGCGTCAGGTCAGCGAAATCGTCGCTGACCGGGGTGATGACCATCTCTGGCCGTGGGTCTGTGGCCGGGGCCACAGATGGTTTACCGTCCGCGCGGGTGATCAGGGCCTTGGCCTTGTCCCAGCGCTTCGGGGATGCGGTTGCGAGCAGCTTCTCGGCCGTGGTCGGGCTGATCAGGCTGAACGTGTACATCTCGTCCTGCTTGAGGCGGAACGACTTGAGCAGCGCCTCGGCTTCCTTCGCGTCGGACCACGCACGGTTGCCCTGACGACCCTGTACGAGCTTGAAGTCCTTGACCGGCTGGCCGGATAGCAGCCGCCGCTCGACCTCGGCCCTGACGCCCTTGCACCAGTCCTCGACCATGCCGACCCGCTTCATCGCCTCGGACAGCTGGTCCGCGTCGATGTGGGTCGCCTCCAGCATGTCGCGGAAGTCGTCGTCCACGGTGTCATCGACCTGCTTGCGCAGCGCCGGGCAGCTCGCCTTGCCGCTGCAGAAGCGGCACTGCTCCTCGCCCGGGTGGAGGAAGTCCTCAAACTTGAGGTCGCCAGTCGGGTTCTCGTGCTGCTTGCGTGCTGTGTCCGCCGTGATGCGGGCACCCTTGGCGCGCAGCGCGAAGTCCTGCAGCTCGCCGATCGAGCACTCGTACTCGCTGACGTGGTTGAGACGGGGCTGGTGGACAACGAGGGTGACCCGCTCGATATCGCCGATCATGTAGTCGAACGTCTCCAGAGCGCCCAGCGCGTAGAGCGCCATCTGCTCGTTGGGGATCGTGTCCATGTTGGCCGCGTCGGTGCGCTTGAACGCGTCGACCTTAACCCCCATGCCGTACTTCAGATCGACCACGACGATGCGACCCTCGTGCAGGATGATCGCGTCGCTGGTGCCATAACAGTCCGGCGTTCCCATGACCTCCGACAGGTGGACCCGCTCCTCGACGAGCAGCTCGCCACCGGCGGCATACTCGTCGACCAGCTTGGCGTAGTCGCGGATGTGGCCGAGCATGTCCTTGGTGAGGAAATACTCCTTGCCGTTGATCGTCGTGAACATCACGTCGACAGCGGCCTCCTGCTCCTCGACACTGGGCCGGTTGAGCAGCAGCCACGCCGCGAACTCGTGGGCTGCGCTGCCTTCGTCCGCGAAGCCGCTACTGCGGTCCCCGGCCTTGTCGGTCAGCACGAGCGACCCCGGGCACCGCATCCACCGATGCGCTCCCGATGGGGCAAACCTTGCGTGCGCCATTACTTCCCTCCCCAGAACAGTTCCTTGATGAAGAAAAACACGAGGAAGACGGCGAACATCGCGATGACAGCGACGAACGGTACCCAGATGGGCGACAGCACCCAGAGCCACGACCAGTTGATGACCCCCGTAAGCTTGAGGCCGATGAACAGGATCGCGAGCAAACCTGCAAACCCGATCCCTCCGGTGGACGAGACGTTGCTATTCTCAGCCATTATAAACTCCCTTCTTTCGTAAACCTGCCCGTCTTGGGATCGCGGCCGCAGGCGTGGGCGAGCTTTACTTTCAGCTCCATGATCCACGTCTTCAGCAGCTCGTTCTCCGCACGTAGCGAGGCGATGTAGCCTTCGTCCTCCGCTGCCGCCTGCTCGCGGCGTTGGAGGGCTTGCCGGAGTTGCCGCAGCTCTTCCTGCGTGTCTTCCAGCCGTCCGCGAGTGACAAAAGGGGACAGCATGCCGCTATTCCGCTGCAGCAGCGTCGAGGGCGTCCTTGATGACCCCCTCATACTGGTCCTCGGTCAGCTCCTGCGCCTTGCCGACCTTGTACTTCGTGAGCAGCTCGATCGCCGCGTCGCGGCTCTTCGCCGTCGTCAGCTTGAGCATCGCGGCACGGACGTCGGCGTAGGTCTTCTTGCCTTCACCCTCCGCAGCGGGGGCAGACGCTTCCGAAGTGCTGGCCGCAGTGTCGGCAGTCGCGGCGCTTGCGTTTCCCTCAGAAGGGGATGCAGCTGTCGCAGAACCAGACGAGGCCGCCGTCTCGGTTGCCGAGGGAGACTTCGTGGCGCTGTCGGTCGACGCCGCAGTCGCATCGGTAGGGTTTTCGCCCTTCGTCTCGGCCGGAGCCTTGCGCGAGCGGGCGACCTTGCTCTGTGCTTCGCCTTCGTCACTGCGCGCACCTACGACGAGAGGCGTGGACGCGATGCTGTTGATGTGCGCTACGTTCCCGGCGAGCGCCTGCGCGAGGGCGGTCAGCTGCTTGAGCAGGTCGCCCGCGTCGATGGCGTCGATGTTAAGCTGGATAGACAATTGCATTCTCCTTTATATGTCGAGTTGGGTCTGGAGGGCCTTGACTTGCTGCGTGAGCAGCTCGTTGTCGCGGGCCAGCTGGTCGATCCGGTCCTGCGCTCGGGCCAGCGAGCGCGTTACCGAGGCGACGTTTTCGTTCTGCAGCATGTAGGCTGCGAGGCGCTCGGACAGGACGATCTCAAGCTCCGTGGGCTGCAGGCTCTCGCTCACAGTCTGGACAAGCTCGTTGTCAGAGGCGCATCTGTAGTGGCTTCGGTCGAGGACCGGCATGTGTCTTAACTCCCTTCCGTTGCGGGAAGCACCCTACTGAACTCCCGGGTTGCACGCCGTCAACTCGATATCGAAAAAAAAATTTCAGGAGGGTATTGCAACCCCTAAGTTGCACGTGTAGAAGGACGGGGTCTGCAACGGAGACCACACATGGACACACCTGTTCTTGCCGCCGAATACACTGTCGGGTCCACGACCCGCTCGGCTACCCTCACCATCACCCGCATCTTCAATGGCCGCCGCGAGCAGATCGCACGCCACGACGTCGAGGGCAAGCGCGAGGCTCGCCAGCTGGCGAACTCGCTCGCCGCTCGCCCGTGGAACTTCTGATGGCCTACGCTCCCCACACCAACGCGGACACCCACCTGCCGCGCATCCTCGGTAGCTTCCGCCACCGCGACACCGACCCGTACTTCGAGTACGCGGTGCGCCCGGCGGACGATCGGGGTGGTTGGCTCGGCGACGACTTCCCGCACCTCGTCTACACCGGCAACGAGACCCGCATCGCCCGGGTGCTCAAGACCGTGGCGCATGTCGTGGTCGACGAGCTGCCTGACGGCAACGGTGTGGTCGAAATCTGGCCGCTGCGCCAGCACCGGGTGTACCCGTGAGCGCCCCGCTCACCCTAGGCGCGCCGGTGCGCGCCAAGCGCTCCAGCAACCGCTACTGCGGCCCGAGCGCCATCTCGGCCGTCACCGGGTTCGACACCGCCGAGACCGCCGCGCTGCTGCGCCACATCAGCGGGCGCAAGTTCATCAAGGGCTCGGCGATCGGCCACGTGCTGACCGCGTTCGCCCGGCTGGGCATCCGCGCCGAGAGCATCGCCGACTACCTCGGCCGCAGCGCCCGGGAGCGCCCGACGCTGCAAGCGTGGGCTGCGGACAGCGTCTACAAGCGCGGCACCGACGTCGTCCTGACGATCGCCGGGGACCACTACGAGCTGCTGCAGGGCGACCACTACGTCTGCGGCGTCGTCGGCAAGGTCGTCCCTCTCGCCGAGGCACCCTACCGCCGCCACAAGCTGGCCGCAGCTTACCGGCTCACCCGTACGGTGCCGCTCCCCGACATCAAGAAACTGCTGCCCAAGCCGCGCCGCAAGACGGCCGAGGAGAAGCGCGCCCAGAGCACCGCCACCCTCGTGCGCCGCCTCGCCCGGCTGCACGGCATCGAGATCGAGGTCGAGTTCGGCAACGTCATCGTCTGGGGCCCGACGTGGGCCGAGGGCTGGGGCGAGGAGAACTGCGACCCCTTCTACGGCGACCACAGCGCAGAGAGCTGGCCGGACGCCCTCAAGATGGTCGAGGAGTATATCCGGCTCAAGGACCGGAAGCCCCACTGGTTCGCGAAGGAGGACTGAATGAAGCTGTTCAACAAGATTGAGGATGGCGTCGCCATCGCCCGGTTCAAGGGTGGTGTCTACAAGCAGCTCGGGCTCTACGCCCGGGGCCCCGACGTCTCCATCCCGCACAGCGGCGGCTACCTGCGGGTATGCTCGCCCTTCGGCGAAGCGTGGGGTACTGCCAACCCGGACATCAAGGTGCTTGAGCTGGCAAGCGCCGACGTCATCACCAGCAAGACCAGCGCACCGCGCTACACCGGAGAAGGAGCCGAAGCATGAAAGCCCTGTTGATCGACCCGTTCGCCAAGACGATATCCGCTGTCGAGCTTGAGAACACCCTGCCCGCAATCTACGCGGTCCTGCAGTGCGACATGATCGAAGAAATCCTGATAGGGCACGCCACCGGCAGCGCTGCGCCCCTGTACGCCTTGGTCGACGAGGACGGCAGGCTCAAGGAGAACCAGCGCGGCTTCACCGTCCGCTCGGCTGGTGTAGGCTTCGCTGGGCGCATGCTGCTCGTCAGCAGCGACGGCGAGGAGTACGTCGACTGCCCGGGTACCGACGGGCTCGGCGTTGCCTTCATGGAGCATGAGGTCAGCTGGCTGCCGGACGACTTTGACTTCACCCCGCAAGAGCCGACGATCGTCGCTTTCGACAGCATCGACGAGCTGCAAGCGTTCCTATCGGGGACGCGGCACTAAAAAAAGTTCGGAAGGGGGCTTGCAACCCAACAGTTGCAGTGGTACCTAGGACGGACCAACAACGGAGACGAGACATGAACAAGGACCGCCGCAAGGCCATCGACGCCCTGATCGCCGAGCTGGAAGAGCTGAAGAGCAAGCTCGACGATGTCCGCAGCCAGTGCGAGGACATCCGGAGCGAGGAGGAAGAGTATCGCGACAACATGCCTGAGAACATGCAGGGCAGCGACAAGTACAGCGCCGCTGACGAAGCGTGCAGCGAGTTGGACTACGCCGAGAGCGAACTGAGCAGCGCGGTTGACAGCCTCGACAACGTGATCGGCAACCTCGAAAACGCGAAGGGGCAGTAAAATGAGCACCGGCATCGCCAACCAGATCGGCCCCTTCATGCACGCGGACGGCGCTGTCCGCCCGAAGCAGGTCGGAAAGACCCTCTACCGCGTCGGCATTGCCGGTGCCTACAACGCCTTCGGCCTGATCGGCCCGGAGCACAACGGCATCTTCGTCCTCGACGACACCCACAAGCGCGTGGTGCTCGATCGGGACACCGAGGAGAGCAGCGGCTACTTCGGCCCGAGCGTCCGCCAGTGGGCGCGGCTCAAGGAGGTCATGCAGATGACCGACGCCGAGTTCCGCAGCCTGATCTTCACCCACCCCCGCTCGCGCCTCGCTGCCGCTGGCAACGAGTGCGACTGACACCAAAGCAAGCAACGGAGGATTGAAATGCGTCAGCACATCTTCGTCGAGATGACGCTAAAGCCGGAAGGCGAAGGGCCCTTCTCTCGCTGGTTCTGGCGCATCGCGCAGCGCTACGGCCGCGACTGGTACTACACCCCCGATCCCGTCGCCCGGCGCGAGCTGCGGATGATGTCATGGAGGAGAGCACTGTGACAAACCTGTCCATCTTCGAAAATGGCAACGTGGCGGTAAAGTGGGCCGAGCAATACCCGCTCGGAGCCTACTGGCGGATCGAGGAGATCACCTACAGCAGCGCCGACGAGTATGGCGACGTCATCCCGGGAGGTGGCCGCGTCGTTCTCCGGCTCCGCCCCTACGAGGTGCTCAAGCGCACCGACAGGGGTGCCCGGATTGACGACAACAGCTCCGGGGGCCGCTGGATCGCCAACGCGTGGAACAAGCAATGGGCCTGCGCTACGATCGACGAGGCCGTCGCCAGCTTCCGCGCCCGCAAGCGCCGTCAGATCGCCATCTACAAGGGCCGCATCTCAGAGATCGAGGCTGCGCTGCGCAAGCTCGGAGGAGCAACCGATGCGCTTCTCTGACCTCACCCGGCTGTTGCTCGACTTGAGTGTCGTCTCCGGCCTGCTCACTGCGATGTACGTCCTCTCGAACCACTTACGCCACCCGGAAGCCCCGGTGTGCGCGACCCCTAGCACAAAGGATAGGTAAATGGCCCGGTTCAAGCACCCTCCCGAGATGAAGCGGAAGGCCCTGCGGATGTTCAAGGAAGGCATGACCAGCTACGCCGTCTCGGTCGTGCTGGAGATAAGCTCCTCGACCGCGATCCGCTGGCAAGACGAGATGGGCTTCGGCCCCGATCGCCGGACGCCCGGCGCACGCAAGAAACCGATCCCGGACGACCTCGCGCAGCAGGCCGAGTATCACGGCTCGCTCCAGCGCCTCTGCTCGCACTACCACAGCTCGGACAGCACGGTGCGCCGGTGGCTCAAGGAGAGCGGCATCGTGCTCGCCACGCGGGCTCCCAGCGACGCCAAGACACCCCTGCCGACATGGTGGGAAGACGCGGGCAAGATGACCAAGGCCGAGATCAAGGAGCGCGCGAACGTCAGCTACAAGGTCGTCGACCGCTGGCTGCGCGAGACTGGCACGGTTGCGCGCCGCGCGCCCAAGACCGTCGACCTGATGAACGTCATGGGCAAGGCCAACCGGGTCAGCGTCAGCGGGGGTCTCACCCTGCTCGACCACGCCGCGAACCACCTGCGCCGGGCAGGCTACAGCAACGTCCACCGCGCAGACCTGCCGCTGTACGAGGGCAAGTCGACGACGTGGGGCGACGCCCATGGCGTACCACGCGGCGGCAAGGACCACTACGTCGTTGGCCGCTTGGGCGCGATGCATGCCCGCCAGATGGTGGCGCTGGCGGTACAACATGGATGGAGCGCAGCATGGTGACCCGCGACGTCGACGCCATCGCGGCCGGGCTGTTCGTGGGGCTGGTGACAGTTGCCCTCCTGATAGTGATCCCGCTGCTCGCGCGCTCCTGCACCACCCCCGATCCGGTGCCGGTCGCACGGACTGCAAAATAGTTATTGCAACCATCCGGTAGAACTGCTAGTCGAGGATCGTCAGCAACGGAGACGACCAATGTTCAACGATCTTGATGATGACCTCGACGGCCTCTTCAGCGGCACCGCTCCGGTGCGCCCTCTCGCCAACGACCCCCTGATCGAGGCGCAGGTCGCCCACGCGACCCGGCGGGTCTACCGCGAGCGCTGCGGCAAGTGCGGTGGCTCGGGCCGCTACAACGCCCCGTCGTCGCTCGGGCACAACAGCTGCCTCGCCTGCAACGGCGTCGGCTACAAGGAGTTCAAGACCGCGCCGGACGTCCGCGCCAAGCAGCGCGAAGCTGCTGACGAGCGCCGTCAGGCCCGCGCCACCAAGCTCGCCGAACAGGTCAACAGCTGGACCGCGCAGAACCCGGACATTGCCGACTGGCTGACCCGGAACGCCGCCAAGGGCTTCGAGTTCGCCCAGAGCCTGCTCGACGCGGTCACCCGCTACGGTGCGCTCACCCCGGGCCAGTACGCCGCCGTCGAGCGCTGCATCGAGCGCGACAAGGTCCGGCAGGCACAGTGGGACGCCGAGCGCAACGCCCGTGTCGCTCAGGCCCCGACCGTGTCGATCGCCGCGATCGAGACCTCGCTGGCGACCGCCAAGAGCAACGGGCTGAAGTTCCCGAAGCTGCGGCTGGCCGACTTCGTCTTCTCGCTCGCAAGCGCCACCAGCGCCAACGCCGGGTCGATCTACGTCAAGGACAACCATGGCGAGTACCTCGGCAAGATCAGCGGCGGCAAGCTGCTCGCCGTCCGCGCCTGCAGCGAGGAGGCCAAGCGGTCGATCCTCGAAGTGGCGGCGGACCCGAAGCAGGCTGCTATCGCCTACGGCAAGCAGTACGGCACCTGCGCCTGCTGCGGTCGCGACCTGACGGACCCCGCATCTGTCGCACTGGGCATCGGCCCGGTCTGCGCCAGCAAGTGGGGCTGGTAACCAACTGGCGGGGCTCCGGCCCCGCCCACAACTGAAAGGATCACGAGATGCGCAAAGCAACTTTCGCGCGAGAGATCGAGGAGTTTGCCGGTGACGAGCCGATCGAAGCGGTCGCCGTCAGCCGGTATCGGCGGGAAGACTACAGCCACGAAGGGCCGGAGCCCTACACCGACCACACCTTGGGGACCGGACCCGTGGCGTGGGAGGTCGCGCGCCCGGTGCTCGACTACCGGTACGGCGCCGGTTACGGTGGTCAAGACTGCCACAACGTCTTCGTCTGGACCCCGACGCGCGTCATATCGGTGCACGAGTACGACGGAGCGACTTGGCTCATATCCGTGCCGCGCAACCCCACCAACTGCAACGCGGCGGCACACGACCCGTTTTGAAAGGATGGTAAGTGAGCGACGACAACATCGTCCGGGGGCCCTTCACCGGCAACCCCTACAAGGAGCTGGGGGCCTTGCACGCGGAGCTGTGGGCGGTGCTCATGGCCCACGGGGGCACGATCCCGCTGTCAGGTGCCATAGGCATCCTGCGCATCCTAGAGCATGAACTGTTGACCAATCAAAGGAGGAACCAATGACCGAACACACCTTGTCTTTCAGCCTTGCGCCCAGCCGCAGCGTGACGATGGTCCACCATCGCAAGACCCGGGACTGCGACAACGTCGAGACCACGCACGTCTACCCGCTGTCCGACCGGCAGGTCGCGGCGTTGATGTCGTACATCGACCACCGGATCGAGCTGGGCATCGCTGCCGGCTGCGGTGCCCCCTTGCCGTACGCTCTAGCACGGTACGACGAGCACCGCGAAGAGGTGATTGCGATCCTGCAGGGCGACCAGCTATGAGCGAGGCCACCTATACCGCCGCCGACCTCAACACGGCTGCCCGGTTCGCTGGCACCCTGATCTACCAGCTGGTCATGGAGCAGCTGGCGAAGGGACTGGCGAGTGCAGACAACGCCTCGTCGGCGATCATCCGGCCCGGCGAGGACATCAACCGCAACGTCCGCGTCGAAGCGGTTCGCTCGACCCTGCGCGGCCTGATCCTCGCGTTCGGCGTGCTCGACCCGAAGGAGTTCGACTGGACGCCCGAAGTCGTCGAGGCCGTGGCGGAAACGAAAACAGGCGAGAACGCCGTCCCCTGACGGCATGCGACCCTCTCGCCTGAACCTTGGGCGGCCCTGAAACGGGCCGCTCTTTTTTTTACACCGAACGGTTGACAGGGGCCTGAGAGGCCTGTAGTGAGAAGGGGTCTAGCAACGGAGACATGAGATGAACACCAAGCACACCCCCGGCCCTTGGCTCGCCCTGCCCGCTTCCGACAACCGCGTACGCATCGCCGGGCCGGAGCAGGCCGATGGACGCCATACCATCCTCGATGTGCCGCTCACGGTGAGCGCCGGGCGCACCATCGACACGGATGAGGAACTGTACGCCAACATCCGCCTGATCGCGGAAGCGCACGCTATGAAGTCTCTCGCCGAGAGTTTCGAGATACGGGAGCCCGATGCGGACGGGATTGTCTGGCTTGTCATTCAGGGCATTCCCGGCGTTCGCGGCAGCGCCATGTTCAATCTTGGCAATCGAACGAACGGGCTTCCCCTGCAAGTCGCGCGACTTCTTGAACAGGATCGTCGCGCCATCCTCGCCCGCATCGACGGGGAGGACCGCTGACATGGCGAACTGCCGCACCATCACCGCCAAGCTGCGCGCCGAGGGGCTACCGCTTGAGCTGGTGAACGCCAGCGCCGACGGCTACTTCATCTTCGTGGTCGAAGAGCCGATCCTGATCTTCGAGACGCGCAGCGTCTACGTCTGCCACTTTCGCGACCTCACCGAGGCGCAGTGGCTGGAGGAGGGCCGCGACTTCGCGGCCAGTGTCAAAGAGGCCGTAGCATGAGCACCGGAGCTGACAATCGACCGCCTTGGCGCGAGGTCGTTCGGGCTGAAGAGACGCAAGGTGCGCTCCACCTAGGCCGGGTAGCTCGCTGGGTTGAGCTGGCTTGCGGCCACCGGGTACGTTTTACCGGCGACCGAGCGCTCCACCCGCCACGCCGGGTGCGCTGTCATCATTGCCCCGTTCTGGACGCCGATGTGATCGACGATCTGCTCCACGCACTCAGAACGATGATCACGGCTGTCGATGAGAGCACCCCGGAGAGGTTCCCCGGCCACCACCGAGCTTTCTTGGAGATGATAGCGCTCCCACGGGCGCAAGCGGCCCTCGCAAAAGCGGAGAAGGTGCTGTGAAGACCTACCACGCCCACATCATCCCCCAGCGCCCCGCCGCCGGGGACCGAGGATGGTCCTGCACCGTCTACGCGAAGACCAAGATGGAAGCCCGGCGACGGGCCCGCGACGAGGCCTTCCACCAGTGCGCCTACGGCAGGCTCGACGGCGCGCTTGAGATCACTATCGAAGAGGAGAACGACAATGGCTGACTTCGACCCTACCAAGCCCGTGCAGACCCGCGATGGTCGACCGGCGCGCATCCTGTGCACCGATCGTGAGGGAGGGCCGCCCATCCTCGCGCTGGTACGTGAGCAAGAAGGGGGAGAGCGCATCCGCTCCTTCTACCCCGACGGGCAAGTGTACACCACACACTGCAGCGGCCTAGACCTCGTCAACGTCCCCGAGCGCGAGAGCCTCTTCTACAACACCTACTGCGATGGAGGAGGCACGCGTTGGTACGCGACCCCGGAGGAAGCCAGAGCAGGATTAGCCGCCTACGAGAGGTGGGCTTCTGCTGCAAACGCTCCCAACGCCTACCTCGGCACGATCGAGATCGTCCGTGAGGGCGGCGAGGGTGGCGTGATCGTCGACCGCAAGCTTCACAACCTGCTGGAGAATAACAATGGTTGAAGTGCACTTCAAGAAAGGTGACCGCGTGCGCGTGGTCAAGAGCTGCGACGCCGACTTGCCGATAGGCTACGAGACCTGGGTAAACGACGTTCTCAACTACCACGATCGCGACCATATCCCCTTGCAGCGCCTCTCGCTGTTCGACAGGGTCGGCGATGAACGCGACCGCCCCGGCAATGAGTTCGAGCTGGTCGAGCGGCCCACGGTCGTCGAGCGGGCGTACGCAGCAGCAGACCTCCCCCGGGGTACCGGCAAGGTCGCCGAGCTGGGCATGGCCTACGGTGGCCGCGTGGCCCCCTCGCCGGACATCCACCTCGAAACGGTCAACCGTGCGCTCGCCGCCCGGGTCCGCCAGCTGGAGGAAGCGATCAAGCCGTTCCTCTTCCGGCCCGAGGATTTCCCCGGCTTCGTTGCTGGGGGCGGCAAAGCGGTGGACATCGTGTCGACCGCGCTGGACGCCAACCAGCCCGTCACGCTGCACTGGCCGATGCCCGGCGACGTCGGCTGGGTCAGTGTCATAACGATCGGCGATTTTCGCCGTGTGAGAGAGGTATTGAGCAATGACTGAAGACACCTTCCCTGTGTGGGCCCTCCAAGAAGCGCTGCAGCGGAGCGGGCTGCAAGGGCCCCTTTGCAATCTGTCCGCCGCGACCAATCTCGCCGTCCGTGCGCTCGCCGCCATGATCGTCAAGCACGAGCAGCCGCCCGTCGATCGGCCTACGCTGGTCGCCCGGGAAGTGATGGCGCTGTGGTTCGAGACCCGGAAGGAGACCGGCGAGGTGGTAGAGGGCAACTACAACGCGCAGCAGGTTCGTTCAGGTGAGTATGACAACCGTCACGACTTCCGCCGGGCGCGCCAGTATCTGGTCGGCGTCCTCACGGGCTACACCGATGTCTGAGGTCTGCACCGACGCCTTTGTCGACGCCATGCTCGACACACCGGAGTATCTGACGATGAAACCACCGCACTGCGCGGACTGCGGGTCAGCTGCCAAGCTGACCTGCGGGGCCGAGGTCTACCCTCACCGCCCTGATCTGGCGGAGAAGCCCGTGTGGGTGTGCCGCTGTGGCGCACGCTGCGGGTGCCACCCGGGCACGATCAAGCCGCTGGGCACCCCGGCAGGGCCCGCTACGCGCGCTGCCCGGCAGCTCGCGCACCACGCATTCGACCAGCTGTGGAAGAGCGGGCAGATGTCCCGCAAGGCCGCCTACCGCTGGCTGGCCGAGCAGATGGACCTGCACCCGGACGACTGCCACATCGGCATGATGCAGGCCGAGCAGGCCGACAAGGTCGTGACGATCGTCGAGGGCCACATGTTCAAGGAGATTTTCGATGTCGAATGATGCTGAAGCTGAAACCCGCCTCCTGCTTACCTCGCGGATCGCGGGGCAGCACCTCAACACGATCGCCGCGCTCTTCAAGCCCGGTGCCGAGATCACGCTGCTGGTGCGCCGACCGGGCGAGCCGACGCAGGACTTCATGCTGACCTCGGAAGGCCCGGATGCGGCCGACGAGCTGATCGCCCTGCCCGACCTCCTTACTGAGATCACCCGCCAGCGCGAGGTAATCGAAGCTTGGCACGACATCGACCGCAAGCGAGATGCTGAGGTGGAGAGGCTGAAAACGGCGCTGGAGCCGTTTGTCAGTGGATATTCGCACACAAGCGTATTTCTCAGTTCGAGGCAGAAGATGCACCCCGCAGGGCAGGATCTGTATCGCGATGATGTTGAGCGAGCCATCGCCGCCCTCAAGGAGCCCAGCCATGAAGATTGAAATCCAAACCGATGTGCCGCTGTCATCTACACCAGACGATATGGTCGGCAACGTCTACCCAGTGCGCGGCGGCTTCGGCGCACGCAACGGGCACATGCACATCATCATCGCGGCTTACGACAAGGTGGTCGGGTGCTGCCGGTATAATGGCTATACGACGATCACGGTTGACCGTGACGGCGATATTGTTGGCGGAAACAACTACGCGCTGCACTATTTCGACAGCAAGGTGCCGATGGCCCGATGTGATGGGCTGGATCAAATCCAGCTTGTCATCCGGTCGTTGTGAGGAGCCCAGCCATGACGAATGAAGATCAAATAGAGCACATGGTCCAGCGTTTTCTCACATGGTACTTACCGGAAACCTTCCGCCCCGATGCAGGAATTAGCTTTAAAGCTGAATACAACGAGGGGACTGCATGGCCGGGAAGGCATAGGCCGATGGGGACAAATCTATTTAACTACGTGGAGGCCAAGGAAATGGTCCGCCACATGCTTGAGGGGCTTCCGAAGCCATGACGAAGGATGAACTGGTCGAGAAGGTCGCGCGGATCATCAACCCTTGGGCGTGGGGGCAATTCGACACAGCCCTCGCCCCGTACAAGGAAAACCGTGGTTCAGCGGGGTCTGAGAATTTTTGGCATCAAAATCTGTGGCAGGCGGGGTGTAGGTCGGAGGCTGATGTCATATCCCACTGGCGCTACGTGGAAAAGGATGTGCTGGAGGGGGCTATAGTATCGTGGAGGGACAGCATCGAGAAAGCCCGCGCAGCCCTCGCCATCGCCATGCCAGCGGCTTTCGAGATGGCGGCGGGGGTGGTGGACCATCATCGGCCAGATGCCAGCTTCGACGACAGTGGGGCGGGCGCGATGGAACGGAACGCCCTGCTTGATAACGTCTCAGCAGAGATCAGAGTAGAAGGGGGGAAGTGGAAGTGAGCGGCCTGCCCGGCGATTACGCCATTGATGCCGAGAAAATGCGGGCGCGGGTCCAGATGGCCGTGCGGCGGAAGACGGGATGCCACCTCACCGCAGACATGGCTTTTGCGCTCGACGCAATCATGGGTGATGGCGATTGGTGGATGGCTGGCAAAAAGGAGCCCCGCCCATGACCCACACACCGACAGAGATCGCCGCTCAGGATATGTACGGTGCGCTGCACATCTTCGTCTGCGACGGGAACTGCGAGGATGACCACCTTGAGTTCTGCTTGCAGGACAAGAGGATCACCCCGGCAGAGCGCGATTTCGTCAACCGGATGCTCGGCTACCGGGAGGAGCAGCGGATAGCCGCGTGGCTGTTCTCGGACTGCCCGGATTTACAGGAGAAATAACATGTCGATACGTTGCAGGATATTCGGGCACAAGCTCCCCCGTCGCTACGATGGCAACGCGCCTTGGCTGCGGTACACCGGCGACATGCGGGTCGACAGCCTAGGCACGCGCCATCTGGTATTGGATGTCCGCTGCCCGCGCTGCGGCGATCGGTACACCGTCGGCCACCTGCAGCTGCCGAGCTACTGTGTCATCGAGCCGACGCGCCCGGTGCCGGAGAGCAGGCGTGTCACAGAGTTGCTGGAGGCCAACAACGCCGAGGTCGAGCGGCGGCGCACGGCTGAAAAGAGACTGCGCAGCATGCGTTCAGCGGCTCGCCACTTTGCCGAGAGCGTGGTCGAGATCGCCGAGACGCGCTTGCCCAGAACCTTCTGCGCCACCGACAGCCGCGTGCAGCGTGCCAAACTTTTTCTTGAGCTGTCCAAGCATGACGGCTGACGAGGTGCGCCGCATCCGGCGCGGGCTCGGGCTGACGCAGAAGCAGTTCGGAAATTTGATCGGTGGCGTTCATCGACGTACAATCCGGAAGTGGGAGAACGGCGAGAACTTGGTCAACCCCATGGCAGCGGCGACGATCGCGGTGCTCGGCGACAAGCGCAGCGCCAAGCCCGCGATGCTCGCGCTGCTTGACCACTACCGTCGGGACATGGCAGCACTCTCGCCCCCGGAATGAGGGCGACTGGACGCAACCATCCGGTTAGGCATATAACACGTTCCCCCGTGCTTCCGGCACGATGCGGAAGGAGATCAGAATGACGACAGGTATCCAGCGCGCGGTCGAGGCTGCAGGCAGCGTTCAGGCGCTCGCCATCAAGCTCGGCGTGACGCACCAAGCGATCTACAAGTTCATCCGGCAGGGGTGGGTTCCGCCCGCTCGCGCCATGGAGATCGAGACCCATTACGCCATCCCCCGGCAGGAGCTGGTGAGCCCACGCTTGCTGGGCCTTGTGGGCGTGCCGTCGAAGGATGACTTCGTCGCCTGACACGTCAACGCCTGCAACGGGGGCTCTGCATGATGACCGACAATGTTACCCGGCTTCCGCCGGACGTTCTCCAGATGCGCGCGCCGTCGCTGCTGGCCGGGCTCAAGGGCTGGCTGTGCTGGCGAAACGAGCCGCACCCGAAGGGCGGAAAGCCGTTGAAGGTGCCCTATTACGCCTCGGGCAAGAAGCGCCACGGGGTGCAAGGCACGGCGCAGGACAAGGAGCACCTGACGAGCTTCACCCGGGCCCGGGAGGCTGCGCTCAAGCGTGGCTATGACGGCATCGGGTTCGCGACGCTCAAGGAGTTCGGCGTCGCCGCGCTCGACTTCGACTATTGCATCGGCGACGACGGCAACGTCCCCAAGGAAGTGCTTGAGATCGTCAGCGCCACCTACACCGAGGTCAGCCCGTCGGGCAAAGGCCTGCGCGCGTTCATCAAGGGCAACGTCGGCGACCGCAAGTCCAAGACCGTCGCCGAGAACGGGGTCTATGGGTTCGAGGTGTTCAGCGAGAAGGGCTTCGTCACCTTCACCGGCGACCCGTTCTGGACGACCGATGTGAATGGCAACGAGGACACGCTCGGCGAGGTGACCGAGCCGCTGCTCGCGCTGTGCGAGCGCAGGTTCGGCCGCCGCGAGCCGCGCGACGTGCTGTCCGAGGACGACGCTGCGATCGAGGCCGTGTTCAACGACCACGAGCCACGCCTCGGGCTCAGCCCCGCCGAGATCGAGGAGCTGCTCGACCGGCTAGACCCCGACATGGGCCGCGACGACTGGATCAAGGTCGGGATGGCCGTGCACCACGAGACGGCTGGCGGTGACGACGGGTTCGCGATCTGGGACGAGTGGTCGTCGAACGGCGGCAAATACCCCTCCTCCGACGCGCTGCAGGAGCAGTGGGACAGCTTCACCCGGCGCGAGGGCAGCGGTCGACGGCCGGTGACGATGGCGACCGTGAAGCGGATGGTGCGTCTGGAGGGCGGGGAGGGCCCGTCCAGCGCCGACAAGCCCCTTGACCCCACCGAGGTAGCCGAGCTGCTCGGGATGGCCCCCAGCGAGGCACAGAGCGGCAAGTACAGGCTGACGAGCCCGACCGAGGTGTCGATGCAGCCGCCGGTGAGCTGGATGATCAAGGGGGTGCTGCCGCACGCCGAGATCGCGATGCTCTACGGCGCGTCCGGCGCGGGCAAGAGCTTCGTCGCGCTGGAGATGGCGTGCGCCTTGGCGCGCGGCGTCGACTGGCGGGGGCGGAAGACGAAGAAGGTCAAGGTGGTGCTGGTCGCGGCCGAGGGCGCGGGCGGCATGGGCAACCGGCTGCGAGCCTATTGCGACTATCACGGGATCGAGATGTCCGAGCTGGACGGCAACCTGCGCATCTTGGCGGGGGTGCCGAACCTGATGAACCGGGACGACGCGATCGAGGTGGTCAAGGCCATACGGGACTGGGGCGGGGCGCAGCTGGTGATCTTCGACACCTTCGCGCAGGTCACCGCCGGGGCGAACGAGAACGCCGGTGAAGACATGAGCACCGCTCTGGCGAACGCCAAGGCCATCGGCGCGGTGTTCCGGGCGATGATCCTCCTGATCCACCACTCGGGCAAGGACACGTCCAAGGGGGCGCGAGGGTGGTCCGGCCTGCGTGCGGCTTCGGACGCCGAGATCGAGGTGATCCGCTTCGAGGACAGCCACCGGCGGCTGATCCGCATCCGCAAGCAGAAGGACGGCCGGGACGGCGAGGAGTTCGGGCTCGCGCTCGACGTCGTCATCGTCGGCATGGACGAGGATGGCGACGAGATCACGTCGTGCGTCGCGGTCGACGCCGAGATACCGGCGGTGCAGTCCGAGGCTCCCAAGCCCGCCAGAAAGCCGCTGGGGCAGTGGGAGCAGATCGTGCTCGACGCGATCAGCCAGCTGGACCCGGCAACCGAGAGCCTGATGCTCCCGGTGTTCGCGTCGAAGGTGGTGGACATGACGCCGACGCCGGAGGAGGGCAAGCGCGACACCCGGAGGCAGCATGCGGTGCGTGCGATCCTGTCGCTGGCGAAGAAGGGCGACGATGTCGCCGGGTACTTCATGCAGGGCAATCTGGCGGTGTTCGGATGACTTGCAAAATTTTGCACGTGGCCGTTTTGGGCAGTAACCCAGAGGTTGCCACCATGCACCAGCTGCACCACGGTGCACCGTGGTGCATGGTGCAAATGCACCAACGAGGGGTATACCCCCTTTAGGGGGTACCCTCTGGTGGTGCACGTGGTGCAGTGGTGCGTGGTGCAGGTGCAGTGGTGCAGAGAATTTTTGGTTTTAGATTTTCGCTGGTGGTGGGGTGGGCACTTTAGCTTGTCGATGGTAGCACCCCTCGTGCAGCTTGCACTTTTTTGCAAATGGGTATTGCAACCGTGCGGTTTGTGTTTTAAGGGTCAGTCTCAATCGACGGAGAATGACGGATGGGTGTTCCAGAGTACAGCAAGCGCGACGAGAGCGCGGTGCTCACATTCGACGAGCCCCTCGCCGTGGCGACCCTCGCACACCCGCGCTGGCCGCAGTGGCAGCGCGAGGACATGGCGCGGTGCCTGCGGACGATGGACGAGGTCGGCACCCAGATGCACAACCAACGGCAGCAGCGAAAGGCAGACCAATGGCTCGCGTACCTGACCTCGAACTGAGCAAGATCACGATCGAGGTGCTGATGCCGAACGATCGGCTGTGGCAGCTGGTCGCGACGCCGAAGCTCTCCCGGGAAGAGCACGAAGAACTGGACCGGCTGCTCGCCGAGCGCGAGGCCGAATGCGAAAGGATGGGACTGTGACCGACGAGGAGTGGAACAGACTGGTCGACAGCGGCGTGCTGGACCGGCCAAAGAAGCCGACGAGGGCCCAGCAAGCTGAAATGCTCGCGGGATGTGCTCTCGTCGCTGTGATGGTGGTCCTAGGGCTCCTGACGCTGGTCGGGAGCAACTGAGGTGGCAGACAGGTCGCATCTCTACGAGCGTGTGCCGCAGGCGTACCGCGACGACCCGTCGCGGTTCGCGCTCAACCCGCTGGACAGAACGTGCTTGGACCGGTGGCTCGCGGGTGAGACGCAGGCGAGCATAGCCGAGGCCTTAGGCGTGTCGGCAGGCAGGATCAGCCAGCGCATATTCCGCGCCGAGCGGCACATCCAACGGCAGATAACACGCGAGGTCCGCAGGCAGCGGGAAGGCATCCCGATGGTCTTGACTGCGGCTGAGGAGGAGCGTTGGTGGGAAGCATGGCTGCTCCGCACGACGTTTGCGGGCAAGGTCGCTGTGCCGCTCCGCAGGACCAAGCGCGGCGCGCTTGTGTACAACTGGCGCAGTCGCAGCGGGAACCTCAGCAAGAGCATACTAAGCTACGATATTGCTGCTTTTGCACGTGAAGTGCAGGCTTGGGAAGAGATTGTCAGGGATATCGACTAAGTCTGCAACCGTAGGGTTGACACCCTCCCCAGACCCATGCTACCCAGCTCTGAGAATTTTCAAATGGGCCCGGCGGTGCCGGGCCCCAACACAACGGAAGGAAGAGATGATGAATATCGAGAACGCACCGGTCGGGGAACTGACCAAGTACGGCGTAGCAGGCACGGCGGTGCACTGGCTGCTGCAGGCAGGGTTCGACACCGTGGGCAAGGTCGCGGCGTTGACGGATACGCAGCTCGCGAGCCTCCACGGCATCGGGTCATTCTATCAGGTCTGCATCCGCGACGCGGTCATCAAGCTCCAGCTCGCGCCGGACACGGTCGAGCAGACGGGCGTCGAGACCTGTGTCGTGCGGTGCGAGTTCAACTCGGCCGTCTCGCGGTCGTACAGCTGCGGCGAAAAGCGCTACGCGTACCTGTGCGACATCCCGGGCGTGAAGGTCGGGGACAAGGTGGTGGTCGATGCCCCCTCGAACGGTCTGACGCTGGTCACGGTGCGCGAGATCGCGGTCGGCGACAGCAAGGCGTCGAAGTGGATCGTCGATCGCGTCGACCTCACGGCGCACGAGGAGCGTCGGGCGCGTGCCAAGCGCAAGGCCGAGATCGAGGCGAAGCTCGAAGCGGCGCTCAAGGAGGAGCTGCGCAAGGATCGTTACGCGCGTCTTGCCAGCAAAAGCCCCGAGCTGCTCGCGCTTGTCGAGGAGCTGAACAACCTCTGAGGCTCCGAGGGCCCCTGTTGCTTTTTGCGTGCTCCGCATGTATCTGCTGGTGCTTCGACGCCTGAGACACATGCGGAGCGCACAGGATGACAACGGGGGCCAAGACGGCAGCGAAGGCGAGGAAGCCTGCTGCCAAGCGTGCAAAGCCGAAGCCCCCGGGCTACGTGTTTGGCCGTCCTACGCTCTACAAACCTGAATATTGTGAGACAGTTGTACAGCTTGGAGCGCAAGGATGCTCGGTTGTGCAGATGGCTTCGCGCATCGGTGTCGTGCGCAGCACGCTGGAGGAAGCGTGGCCTGCAGCGCACCCTGACTTTTCCGAAGCGCTTGCTCTTGCACGGCAACTTTCGCAGAATTGGTGGGAAGATCAGGCACACACCGCGTTGCGGTCGAAGGACTTCAACGGCGCGCTCTGGGGCCGCAACATGTCGTCGCGTTTCCCGAAGGAATGGCGCGAGAGCACCAAGCAGGAGCACAGCGGTCCTGATGGCAAACCTATTGAAATAGAAGCAAAGAGCGAGATGGTCAGCGAGATCATCGGGGTGCTGCGCGGCCTGCGCAGGCAGGGGAGCCCCGATGAGTGACCATCCCCACCTCACTCGGTATCAGGTGCCGGGTTGCTCGCAGTCAGCCCTGTGAGTAGCCCTGTGGACCTGATGGGGCTCGACCCCGAGCGCTTGACGCTCCTGAGTGAGGATGACCTCAAGTACGTGCTCAACCGCGCCAAGTGGCTCGCCACGGCACGTGACAAGCAGCTGCCGCCCGAGGCTGACTGGTCCGAGTGGGGCCTGCTCGCGGGGCGCGGCTTCGGCAAGACGCTCACCGGCGCGAACTGGGTCTACGAGGAGGCGATGGAAGACCCCAGCCTCCTGCCCAGCGCAGTGATTGCGCCGACGCGCTCGGACGTCATCCACACCTGCTTCGAGGGACCGGCTGGCATTCTCGCCTCGGCGACCCCGGGCTCGATCGCGAAGTACAATAAGCAAGACCTGATGATCACGTTGTCCAACGGCGCGACGATCCGTGGCTTCTCGGCCGAGGAGCCCGAGCGTTTGCGCGGTCCACAACACACCCGTATTTGGTGCTTTGTGGCAGGAACGCAGGTTGCGACGCCCGAAGGGGCGCGCCCGATAGAAACCTTGCGGCCGGGCTCTCTCGTGTTGACGCGCAGAGGCCCTCGTCGTGTGCTTGCGAACAGCGTTCGCAGTGCAGCTGTCGGGCGCGTGGCGACCAGTGCGGGCGAGGATTTGGTTGGCACGGCGGACCATCCAGTGTACCTTGCGTCTGGCTGGACGAGATTGGACCAGCTTGAGACAGGGGACGAGCTGTGTGCGATTGCTGCCTGCGATGGGGAGGGAAGACGTGGCACCGCTACAAAGGCGGCTACTACGAGCGGACGGATAAGAGCATCAGGCCGAAGCGCACGCTTCGCTTGCACCGCGCTGTATGGGAGGCTGAGAGAGGCCCTATCCCAAACGGTCACGATGTTCACCACCGCGACGAGGACAAAGGTAACAACGATATCAGCAACCTTGAGTGCTTGCCTCACGGCGGTCACCGAGCACATCACTGCGCCCTTGATCCTATCCCCCGCAAGGACTGGGCTTCGGCTCCCTTATTCTCCCTCCCGTGTGCGGGCTGCGGCGTTCTTGTCGAACGGAAACGGGCGCACGCAGCCACGCGATGTGCGCGGTGCCACCAACGCTTGGCCGACAAGCGGAGGGAAACAGACAGAATATGCACGGAGTGCGGGGCAGCATTTCGGTCAAGGGCCGGAACTTTGTGCAGCCAGCGTTGTGTCAACTTGGCGACCAGAGGGGCGACAACCCGTGTACTGCCTCAAGGTAGAGGGCGAGCCTGAATACTTCGCCAACGGTGTCCTTGTTCACAACTGTGACGAGCTGGCTGCATGGCAGTATGCCGACGAGACGTGGGACATGGCGATGATGGGGCTGCGCCTCGGCGACCACCCCAAGGTGCTCTGGACGACCACGCCCAAGCCGCGCGACATCGTGCGCAAGCTCACCCAGCCCAAGGCGCGGCGCGTGCTGGTCAACGGCACGACGTTCGAGAACAAGAAGCACCTGCCCGACGTGTTCTTCGAGCAGCTGGAGCAGTATGAGGGCACGCGGCTCGGGCGGCAGGAGCTGCTCGGCGAGCTGATCGACCCGGAAGAGAGCGGCATCGTCAAACGCAGCTGGCTGCGCATGTGGCCGAGCGACAAGCCGCTGCCACACTTCGAGTTCATCCTGATGTCGCTCGACACCGCGTTCACCGAGAAGACGCAGGACAAGAAGACCCACGACCCGGATCACAGCGCGTGCACGGTCTGGGGCGTCTTCCGGCACACCGACAACAAGAAGCACGTCCTGCTGCTCGACGCGTGGCAGGAGCAGCTCGGCCTGCCCGACCTGATCAAGCGCACCAAGCGCGAGCTGAACTGCTCGTACGGCGACGACAACGACACCGCGCTGATCAAGCCGATGTTCGGCGCGGCCAAGCCGGTGACGTCCGGCCGCAAGCCGGACATGCTGGTGATCGAGGACAAGGGCTCAGGCATATCGCTGCGGCAGATGCTGGAGCGCGAGCACATCCTCGCCTACGCCTACAACCCGGGGCGCGCGGACAAGCTCACCCGGCTGCACGTCGTCTCGCCCGCGTTCGCGCGGCGCTTCGTGTGGATACCCGAGAGCGCGAAGAACAAGGGCCGCTTCACGACGTGGTCGGAGGCTGTTATTCAGCAGCTCTGCGCATTCGCCGGTTCAGGCTCCTTGAAGCATGACGACTTCGTCGACAGCACCACGCAGGCGATCCGCTTGCTGATGGACAAGGGCCTGATCGACATGACGAAGGCGCTGAAGAAGCCAGCCGAGGAGGCAAGCCCGCCCCCGAAGCAACGCGTCAACCCCTACGCGCAGTAAGGACCGAGCATGCAAGAAGACGAACTGCCCGAGGGCGGCGAGATGGTTGAGATCGACGAGGACGAGCCCGGCGACGTGCGCGACACCGAGGACGGCGGCGCGATCGTCGACCTTGGCGAAGAGGACGAGATCGGCGGGGGCAAGTTCCTTGAGAACCTTGCCGAGAAGCTGCCCGAGCACGTGCTCAACAGGCTGGCTACCGGGCTGCTCGACCTCGTCGACCGCGACCTCGAAGCGCGCAAGAAGCGCACCGAGCAGTACGAGGACGGCATCAAGCGCACCGGCTTGGGCGACGAGGCACCGGGCGGGGCATCGTTCGCTGGCGCGAGCAAGGTCGTGCACCCGATGCTGACCGAAGCGTGCGTCGACTTCAGCGCGCGTGCCATCAAGGAAATCTTCCCGGCGGGCGGGCCGGTCAAGACCACCATCATCGGCGACCCGACGCCCGAGAAGGAGGCCAAGGCCAACCGCAAGGTCGCGCTGATGAACTGGCAGCTGACCGTGCAGTGCAAGGAAACGCGCGCCGAGCTGGAGCAGCTGCTCACCCAGCTGCCGCTGGGCGGGGCCCAGTACATGAAGTGCCGCTGGGACGAGCGGCGCAACCGGCCGATGTTCGAGTTCGTCGCAATCGACGACATGATCCTGCCGTTCGCGGCCACGAACTTCTACACCAGCCCGCGCAAGACGCACCGGCAGTTCCTTACGCGCTTCGAGTACAAGAAGCGGATCCGCTCCGGCATGTACCGCGACGTCGACCTCGTAGAGAGCGGCATGGAGCCCGAGGAGAGCGCAGCGGGCAAGGCCAGCGACAAGATCGAGGGCCGCGAGAAGACCAGCTACAACGAGGACGGCCTGCGCACCGTCTACGAGATCAACGTCTTCGCCGCGATCGAGGGTGCCGAGGCCGATACCGACCCCGGCGAGGACGCCGACGAGCTGCCGTACATCGTCACCGTCGACAAGGCGACGATGAAGGTGCTCTCGATCTACCGCAACTGGGCGGAAGAGGACGAGAACCGCGAGGAGCTGGTCTGGAGCGTCGAGTTCGGCTTCATCCCGTGGCGCGGCGCGTACCCGATCGGCCTGCCGCACATGATCGGCGGGCTGTCCGGTGCCGCGACCGGCGCGCTGCGCGCGCTGCTCGACAGCGCGCACATCAGCAACACCGCGAGCATGATCAAGCTCAAGGGCGCGATGGGCGGCCAGTCGGTCAACGTCAACCCGGGCGAGGTCGTCGAGATCGAGGCCGCGCTCAACGTGGACGACATCCGCAAGGTCGCGATGCCGATCCCGTTCAACCAGCCCAGCCCCGTGCTGTTCCAGCTGCTGGGCTTCTTGGTCGACGCGGGCAAGGGCGTCGTCCGCACCGCGATGGACGACATCGCCGAGAACAACCCCAACGCGCCGGTGGGCACCACGCTCGCCAACATCGAGCAGGGGCTCGTCGTCTACGGCGCTATCCATGGCCGTCTGCATGACGCCATGGGCAGGCTGCTCGACATCCTGCACCGGCTCGACGCGCAGTACCTCGACGACGACAACATCAAGGCCGAGGTCGGCGAGGACTTGGCGACCCGCGAGGACTTCCAAGGTCCGATGGACGTCGTCCCGGTCAGCGATCCGAACATCTTCAGCGAGGCGCAGCGCTTCGCGCAGGTCCAGTCGCTCGCACAGCGAGCGCAGCTCAACCCGGACCTGTACGACCGGCACAAGGTCGAGCAGCGCGTGCTCGCCACGCTCAAGCTGCCGGACGCCGCCGAGCTGCTCCTC